AGTATCTTTACTCCAACTTTTCAACAAAGAGGTGAAGTGCCTGATGTCGATGAATTTAGGTCTTGATGGATATCCACGCGGTAAAGAAGCAGACGAGAAAATATCACAAGATATAAACGCTCTGTTTAAAACACCAAACGGCAAACAAGTATTAAAATATTTACGTTCGATAACCATTGAAGCTGTCACTGGACCGAACGTATCTGACGCTGAACTCCGTCATTTAGAAGGACAGCGTTATTTAGTAGGGCTGATTGAGAGAAGAGCTAAACAATCAGAAAAGGTAAAGTAGCATGAATGAAGCAGATAATGTGGAGGTAGCTGTTGAAGCTACAGAAGCACCTGTAACTGAACGACCAGAATGGTTGCCAGAAAAGTTCAACACACCAGAAGATTTAGCATCTTCATATTCATCACTAGAAGCCAAACTCGGTAAGGGTGATGAAGAGTTACGACAGCAAATCTATCAAGAGTTAGAAACAAGTGCTCTTGAGAATAGACCTGCTACTGTTGGTGACTATCAAATTCCAGAAACAATCGAAGCTGAAACGGCTATAGAGAATCCGTTATTCAAATGGTGGGCTGACCACTCTTTTGAGAATGGCTATAGCCAAGATGAATTTGAAGATGGCATTGGAAGATATGCTGAGTTCATTGCATCTACACAGCCTGATTTGGAAGCTGAACGCTCAAACCTTGGTGATAATGCTGATGCTCGTATTGAGGCAGTTGATTTATGGGCTAATAAATTCTTCCCAGATGAAATGTCTGATGCTGTTCTGCAAATAGGGCAGACATCAAAAGGCATTGAAGCGTTAGAATTCATTATGTCTAAAGTTGGCTCTGCGTCTGTTAGTGCTGATTCCACACCATTGTCTTCTAATAACCAAGACCAGTTAGCGACAATGATGAATGATGAGCGTTACTGGAACCCAGCTAAGAGAGATGCCGGATATGTCAAAAAAGTCCAAGAAGGATTTTCCCGCCTCTACAAGTGAGGCGTTTCACCATGATGGTGATGTAAAAATAGTCAAAGCTACATCTGAGCATGCTGGCTATTTGCAACATCACTTACGGCAATCTGATGTACGAGAGTGCATGATATATGGAGCAACGCCTTGGCGGGCGTTGCACATGCCTTTTAAAGACAAGAACGCTATGATTTATACAGGCCTCTATAAAGATGAGCCTGCTTGTATGTTTGGCGTATCACCCTTTGATGACATTAAAGATATATATGGCGGCTCTATATGGATGCTTGCCTCACATACAATTGAAGAACAGCCAAGAAAGTTCTTAAGCGCATCTAAAAAGATGTGTGATTTCATGGTGGATTCTTTTGATTATGTCGAGAATGTGGTGCCTGTAGACCATGAGAGAACAATACGCTGGCTCGATTGGTTGGGCTTTCAATTTTCAACTCAGCCTGTAACCGTAAATGGTTATCAATGCTACCGTTTTGTGCGTTGTGCAAAATCCTTAGAAGTGACATTTGAACTATAACAGCCTGTTTCTATCTGCCAGCCCACTTGGATAACTGATTAAGGTGACGAAACGGACAACTGTGTTGAAATGTAACTCTTCTTAAAGGACTGATGATAATGGCAAATACAATTGATGTAGCCTTCATTAAGCAGTTTGAGACTGAAGTTCACATGGCTTATCAGCGCATGGGGTCTAAGCTCCGCAATACAGTGCGTACTGTTGGTAATGTCCGTGGTAGCGTTGTTCGCTTTCAGAAAATCGGTACTGGCTCTGCTTCAACTAAAACTCGTAACGGCGATGTAACTGCAATGGAACTGGTCCACACAAATGTGGAAGCAACCATGGCTGATTTCTATGCGGCTGAATATATTGATAAGCTGGATGAAATCAAAACAAACATCGATGAGCGTCAAGCTGTAGCACAATCTGCGGCGGCGGCTCTTGGTCGTAAGACTGATGAAATCTTATATGCGGCAATGGATGCTGGCGCTAACGCAACACAGATTCACGATACTGCTTCTGCTGTTGAAAAGGCCCAACTCTTAGAACTCTTTGAGACATTCGGTTCAGCTAACATTCCTGAAGATGGCAATCGCTATTTGGCGATGCACCCTAAAGGATATGCTGACCTGTTTAACATCAATGAGTTTGCATCTTCTGACTTTGTTGGTGAGCAAAATCTTCCGTTTGCTGGCGGCATGACAATGAAGGAATTCCTTGGCTTCAAGATTTTCTCAACGTCAGCCATCACTGCTGGTAAGAACATGGCTTATCACACATCTTCTATTGGCCTCGGAATCAACTCCGATGTGTCAACAGAAATCAACTATGTGCCGCAGAAAGCGTCACATCTTGCAACATCAATGATGTCCATGGGCGCGACTGTTATCGATGATAACGGTGTCTATGAAGTCCTTGATAGCAACACATAAGGAAGTGGGGGGCTTCGGCCCCCCGCACCACTGATGTCGTCAGCCGCTAACTCAGATATTGATATTGCATCACGCGCCCTTATCCTTATAGGCGCTGAACCAATTACTTCGTTTTCTTCTGATACGACTGAAGCTCTTGTAGCTTCAAATTTGTATGAGGATATCGTTCGCACCGCTTTATGTAATACACGCTGGCGGTTCGCAACAAATCAGTTTGTGATGAACAGATTGTCTGACAGCCCTACTGGACGTTTTACATCTGCATATCAAATACCATCTGATAATCTTATGGTGCATGCTGTTACTGTTGATGACCTTATTGTTGAATACACATTGTATGGCGACAAAATATTCTGTGATGTAAGTGAGACATCACAAGTTGTTGTTGATTACACCTTCCGCGCATTAGAGCAGAACTTCCCAAGCTATTTTACATTAGCTGTGCAATACGCTCTTGCTTCTAGCTTTGCTATCTCGATTGCTCGAGACGAACAGCTTGCACAGATATTGGATCGTAAATCGATGCAACTGATGCAACAAGCAAAGACACTTGATTCACAACAGCAGACAACACGCAAACTGACAACATCGAGGTTTATTGTTGAAAGGAGAAGTTAATGGCAAGAATAAGAGTGCCGCTGAATAACTTCTCTTTCGGTGAAATCAGTCCTTCGCTTACCTCTCGCACCGATAGTCAAGTCTATCAAAATGCTGCCGAAAGCGTTAAAAATTTCTTTATTAGAGCAGAAGGTGGGGTGATTAAACGCCCTGCCTCTAAACATTTATATGCCTTTGCTGACGTTTATGATGCGTCTCTTACACAGCAGATACGCATTGAGCCATTTATATTCTCTGATGATGAGAAATATATTGTTGCCTTTCGTGATGGCAATATTGATACATTCTTTATCCACCCCACAACTGGCGTTGTATCATTCAGCGCCACTGTTGCGTTTAGTGAGATAACGAATGCGCGCATAAATCAAATTACATTTACACAAGCAGGCGACTTTATGTTCCTGTGTCATGCAGACTTCTTCCCTGTCATCTTAAAACGGACAGGATTAAACTCATTTGTCAGGCAAGTGTTTGCGTTTGATACATCACTTGATGGCAACCGTATATTCCAGCCTTATTATAATTTCCAAGGCAATGGGGTAACACTCACAACCTCTGCGGCATCTGGCAATGGTCGCACTCTTACTACGAGTGCTGACTATTTTGATGCAGGCATGATTGGCACAAGATTATTGGTAAGTGATACTGAGATTGTCATTACGGCAGTCACAAACCCGACAACAGCTACAGGCAATATCAAAGGCACTATTCGTAAGCAGTTAGATTTTGATGCGTTAGAAACAAAAGATGACAGCAACAAGGTAGAGATAATCCACCCGCAACATGGTTTATCTGCTGGCGCAACAATTGTTATTGCTGAAGCTGGTACTGTTGGCGGTATTTCACAAGGCAATATCAACGGCACACGCACTATTCACCGCATTATTGATGAGAATAAATATCAATTTACGGCAGGTGCGGCGGCTACTGGCGGCGCGATAGGTGGTGGCTCTCCTACTGTGCAGTCAAACGCGGCGACATCACAATGGTATGAGCAAGCCTATTCTACATATAGAGGGTTTCCGGCGGCTATCACATTCCATGAGAACCGTTTGTGGTTTGCTGGCACAGCATCACAGCCTGACGGTATCTGGTCATCTAAGACTGGGTTGTATTTTGATTTTGATACTGATGATGGTTCTGACACAGATGCTATCGACCTTGATGCAACGGCTGGTGTAACCAATCAAATACGCCATCTTGTTTCAAACAGAGACTTGCAGGTGTTTGCATCGCAAGGTGAGTTCTTTATTCCAAGCTCAACCACAGCGCCGCTGACACCATCTAATGCTAAAGTCTCAGCACAAACGCCATTTGGTACAGGCTTTGTAAGACCGCAATCAATTGATGGTGCAACTTTGTTTGTTCAATCTACTGGCTCTGCTGTTAGAGAGTTTGTTTTTTCGGATTCAGAAGGTGCGTATGTAGGTGGGCAGGTATCATTGCTGTCATCACATTTAGTGCGTGACCCAAAGCAATTAGCTGTTGTTAAAGGCTCATTGGACCGTTCTGGCGCTTATGGGTTCTTCTTAAATGATGATGGTAAGATAGCTGTTTATTATTCTATTCGTGCAGAGAAGCGTCTGGGCTGGATGAATTGGGATACAGATGGAAAGATTATATCGATAGCGTCAACTGACAATGCTTTGTTTGCTGTTGTTGCTAGGGACCAAGGCGATGGCACAACCAAATTATTCTTAGAGCAGTTCGATACAGCTTTTCATCTTGATAGCGGTGTTAATCTTACAGGTAGTGCTGGTGTCTTTACGAAGCCAGCACATCTTGTCGATGGCGCTGTTGTAGATGTGATAGATGGCACAGAATATTTAGGCGCATTTACAATAGCCAATGGTGAGATTGATGTGTCTGCTGTTAGTGCTTCAACAGCTATTCAAGTGGGCTTTAAGTTTGTTCCAGAGTTGAGAACATTACCGATTGATGCGGCTGTGCAAGGTGGCCCGCTTACAGCCCGCAGGCGTAAGTTATCTTTGGTTGATTTAGATTTGAATGAAACGCTGTCTGTATCAGTCAATGGCACAAACATGGTTGTGCGGAATGTAAATTTTGATCCATCACAGCCGCGTGAGAAACAAACAGGAAAGAAAGAGTTTCGTCCGTTGGGGTATAGCAAAGACCCTCGCGTGACAATATCGCAGTCTGCTCCACTTGATTTGCAAATCAATGGGCTTGTTATAGAGGTAGCATTCTAATGAGTTTTCAAATTGGCATGATGGCGTTTAGCGCCTTCACACAAATGCAAGGTATTCAGTCACAAAAAAGAGCAGAGCAAGCGCGCGCTAATTCACTAGAGCGTCAGTCTTATGATGAAATGAAGCGCTCTCAGCTTGGCGCACAGCAAGACCATAATGACCGCATTGCCGCTTTCCGTGACTATGAAGAATCTGTTGTGCTTGCAAGTGGCGGCAGAAACGATAGGTCAATCACTGCAATAACAGAAAGCGCTAGAAATAAAAGCGTGGATGCCCTTCAGCGTTCATCAATTAGGTTTGCTGGTCAGCAGGCTAAATCTGCCATGCAGGGTGACAATGCCCGCCTAGATAGAGCTTTTGCATCGGTTAATGCGCGCAATAAATCTGTCGGTCTGATGATGCAGACAGGCATGAGAATGTATGAGGTGTCATGCGAATGAAGATACAAAAGTTTAATCCAAAGTCTCCGCTTACAGCACAGATAGGTGTTGTTCAACCATCAAATGCAGCTGTACGTTCTGCTCAACAGCAACAGCAAACTGCATCTCAATTAGGCCAGATGGCCTTTAGAATGGCTGTGCAAGAGCAACAGGATGTCGGCAGGGAGTACGCTGTTAATCTTGTAACGCGCGATGAAAAAACAGGTAGGATTGAATATCAGGAGATACCTGATGCGATGTCTCCTACTGCGCGCCGTACAGCACAGCCGCTTATAGATACAAAATATCAAAACTCATTAAAAGCAGACTTGCTTGCAAAGGGTAAGTTAAAGCGCACTAACGAAGATGGCAGTTCAGCTAATTTTGAAGTTTATAAAACAGCTATGGAATCATATATTGCTGAAACAGCAAAGTTGAATCCAAGATATGCTGGCTTTATTAATGAGATTGGCGGCGCTGTAGCGGCGCAACATGCAACCGACATTCAGATTAAATCTTATGAAGCGGCTATGGCGCTCGATAAGCGCACAAGAAAAAAATATTTTAACAATGAAGCTATACCTGCATTGCGCGCCACATCTGCATCTTCAAGTGGTGATACGCCATCATTTGATAATGATGCTGATGGTGTGGGTGATACGATTGCTGACCAATTATATAGGAATATTTTAGCAGACATTGATGATTATGCCTTAGAGCATAAGCTAGATGCAGAAGAAGAAAATAAATTATTGCAAAGCGCTAAGATGGCGCGCTATGGCGGTCAGATAGATAGAATGACTGCTGTTGTTTCTGCACTTGCAGAAAGCCAAAGCCCAGATAATCCATTTAATTTAGAATCTGCTTATCTTAATGCGATAGCAAACGCATTGGATAATCCAACTTCATTAGCCGCACAGCCACCAGCAATGCAAGAGGCGCTTGCTGAAATTGGATTTACATCAGAGTTCTTAGAACAAAATGATATGTACGATGTGCGCGATAAATTATCAAATGAGGTATCTAAGTTTCAAGGAAGGAGAAAAGAGGAGGCTGAAAATTATGCCAATCGAATACGGCAACAGGAAACCGAATATGATATAAGCGTCGGCGCTGTGTTAAGCCAGAAGCAAGCTAATGATTATTTTACACAAGTTCTTGGTGTTAAAGATGGCTATGACCTTCTTAACAACCTTGACCAGATAATGTCAGACACAGAAGGGGCTGGTTATCAAATTATTATGGGTCGCGGCCCCTTGCCTGAACCTGTAGTAGAAATTTTTACAGACCAAAGCATTATTGATTTAGTTGGCGCAGAAAAAAAACTAACAAAATTAGTAGAATTATATCGCAATGTCACAAATGATGGCGCGTCATCCATGTCTCGCGGCATGACACAAGAAGCCATAACAAACATGGAAGAGATTAGTGCTTATAATGCTGGCATAGTAACCATGCCGTTTGAACAGTTTCAAACCAGACGAAGAGACTATATGGCAATACCACTAAATATTCGTAACGATAATTTAAAAGCCGCATTAGGCGATGACCAATCGTTAGGGCAGTTTGTACGGCGATATTTAGACCTTGATGATGATGCAACAGGGCAAGAGATTACTCACTTTATGAAGGTAACGCCGATGTTGCTTTATTATCATGGTGAGGAAAAAACAAAAAAGATATTAAGAGAATCCGCTGACAGAGTGTTTGCTGAATCAGATTTTATTTATGCGCGTGAAGGTGACAGCACACGCGGTATGTATTCACCAGAAGTGCGTTATGGCAATTACTTTCCTACCTTCCGCAACAGTGTCGATTTGAAATTAGCAACAATAGATGGAAATTTTGCTTTAGGCAAAACGCATTCGCTTCTTGCAACAGGACAGGGCGGCGCGAACCTTCCTATTTATATCGTTGTTGATAAAGAAACAGGACATCAAGTTATTCATAATGGCGCACCAATGATGGTTGGCGGTAATGCTGTAAGGGCTGAAATGCAATCAGACCATCGTATGCGCCGCAATAAGCAGAAAGCGCAACTTCGTGATGCAGAATTCAGATTAAATAGCAATAGACAAAGATATGAAAACCCAGAGTACAAATCTTTCAAATTTGCACATGAACAGAATGAACAGCAATGATTGAGTTAGAGCCAAACCCCCGCCCTTACTTACAGTCTATTCCATCTGAAATGCAGTTGCAAACTGACAGCGGTTGGTGGGATGGCTTCAAAGCGAATGTTGCCTATAACAATATGCCAATGATTGAGAGTGGGCATGAAGCATATCTGTTTGGTAGCATTGTTAAAGACCCATCATTTAGTGTTGCCGATAATATAAAAGATGAGTACTTGCCCTATTGGGATGATTTGGTGCGCGCTAAGAATATGGATCACCTCCGTTTCTTAGAGAACCGTGTAGATAAAGTCATTGAACGTAGAGAAATTATGGCAGGTGCACACTGGTCAACAGCTATTGCTGGCGGCATTGCTGACCCATTATTTCTTACAGCTTTTGTGCCTGCTCTTAACGCTGTTAATTTAGGCAAGACAGTCTTTCAAGGCGCTACTCGTTTAGGCGCAGTTGGCGGCGCTTATGGTATTGCGTCTGAGGCCCGTAGAGCGCCGTTTGCTGTAGCAGACGAGGACTATGAGGCGGCATGGAACATAGGCACTGCAACGGCTTTGAGCGCTGTTACAGGCGGTATTCTGAAAGGGGTTCCAAATGCAGCGCCTTTTATAAAATCATCTACAAAAAAAGCCTGGCTAAAAGCACAAGGAAAACCTTTTAATCACATGGTTGATGAAGGCAAAGAAGGGCTGAATGTCGGCACAGATAACGCATTTGATTCTAAGATAGAGAATCCATTTGGCTCACCGCTTCAACGGCTGGTATTAGACAATAAAAAAGTACCGCAATTTATAAAAGAATATGCAATCAAGATGAATGGTAATTCATCTATCTCGCTTGTAGGTACGGCTGACCAAGCTATTCCTCCATCTGTTGGACAACGCTCTGCTGTTTATGATGGCAGAGCTAGGAAAATGGAAGAAACATTGCGTGATTTGCATAAGCAACATGCAACAAATGGTCGGCAACAAAAAGCAAGACAGTTTATGGGCGCTTATACAGCAGACTTTAACCCATTTAATCAAGATTTTGATGAGTTTCTTGAAGATTTAATTACAAAATATATTCAATCAACATCACCAAGCGCACAGCGCAAGGCTCTTGAGGGGCTAAGTGACCAGCAAAAGCAGGGCTTTACAGCTATTAAAGAGTTCTTTGATGAGTTTGATGGTGACATGCGAGAGGTTGGATTACTCAAAGATGATGCCGCAATCAAGCTAGAGATAGAAGCACTCACCGCAAAGATTGAAAAGAAGACAGGTGTATCAGCAAATATAGAAGCATCTGCTCGTAAGGGTGGCGGTACAACTGCAAAGCAAGGCGGCAAGCTCACAGATATTGATGATGAGGTAGGCGCATTACGCAAACGCATTGTTGATTTGGAAGATGCATTGCAGTCACCAACACGCAAATAGGGAAAGAGTGTAGGTCCGGGNNTTTAAAGAGATATTTACAACACATTACACAAACAAAGGACTGCCTGATCCAAAGCAAAGCGCAGACAATACATATAACACCATCATGGAAATGGATGCAGATGATTTAATTGATGCGCGTCCAGCAGGCATTGCAGGTAATTCTAAACATTTAAAACACCGCAAGACAGACATTGATGAGCATCTTATCAATGACTTTATGGTGAAGAATATAGATGTGTTTTACACCTACGCTAATCGTGCTGGTAAGAAGATTGAGTTTC